TAACATATTTAGCAAATGCGTTTAAATACTCTTTTGTATTTTTATTATCTAACATATAGTCATATCATTTCGAACTAATACATCAAATGTAACCGCCCACCCCGCTAAATCATTTTCAAATCTTTCTGTAAATGGTTCAAAACTTGGCGAACCTGTCAACTCCCAAAAGTCATTTCTTAAATCGCCACGATTTAACCTATCCATTACCCTAACTCCTAAACTCATTTGCGTATTCCAAACATCAACCTTGTTACTTTCATCTTTTTGATTAAGCAAATCCATTAAAAGAATAGTAACATTAAATTGTATTACGTTCCCTTGGTGCGTTGCTGAATTAATCATAATATGCGATAAAGGAAAAAGAGTACGTTTAGCTAAATCTACTTCGAAAATGTCGCCCTCTGTAACTGTATTTACAAAAGGTTCATCAAGTAACGCTTCTTTTATTTTATTTATTAAACTATAAACCATTTTTTTTGATATTATTTATTTCTATTTGTGTCTTTTCCTTCTCAAATACTAACCACGTCATTAAAGTAGTTATCGGTAATTTAGTTACTGCGTCAAAGTTGAGAATGTTTCCTTGAGCTGCTGCGTAAATTGATTGATACCAACCCCATTTTTTTCCAAAATTTTCTTCACTTGCTCCGATTGTTCCGCTTCGTTCTGTATAAAGTCCGTCAAACCGATCACGCAATCGTTTAGCAAAGTCGAAAAAAAAAGCATACAACCTAATGCAATATCTAAAGGCATATACTTTAAAACCTCTGAATACTTTTCTGAACTTTCGTATTCTTCAATAGTATAAAGTTTGTTTACTTTTGTTTTAATCGGTCTAAATAACACCGCCATTGCTTTATGAAGTGTTTGCGTATCACCTAAATAGCTTTCTATATCAATATACTCTCCCGAAGATAAATCTTCTAACTTTGGAATAAATCCAAACTCATAAACTCCTAATTTAAACGTGTTACTTAGTTTAGGCTTTTGTTGTAATAGATTATTTATATGAGTTAATATTTCGCTTACTTCTGCTATTCGTATTCTCGCAACGTCTTTTAATTCTATGTTGCAAAATATTTCAATCGTCTTTTGATTAACGAAATCGCTCGGCTCGTTATCCTTTATCAATTTTTCAAATTTTTGGTATTGATAAAGAGTTATTTCGTTTAGTGTTTCAGGTATGGTTATATTTATTTTCATATTCTTTTTTATTAAAAACAAGGTTTTAGGTTTTTTGTATAAAGTAAAAAAGCAATCCGTTAAGATTGCCCTGTTGCTTGTTGGTATGCTTGAACTAATTTTTTAATTTCGCCAACGTTTCTGGGTAGGTTTATTTTAATTTGTTGACCTGTTTTTTTGAGTATGTATATTTCAACTACTGCAATCATTTGCCCGTATGTAGGTTGATTAGTAGACATAGTAATTACCTTTGTTTGGATTGTCTAAATGATAAGTTACATTATATCGTATTGCGTCAATAGCGTGATTAAATGAATCTATATATAATTTACTTCCTTTGTTTAAGTATGCATAGTTATTAAATTCCTTTGCTATGTTACTACTGCTTTCATCAACTATAATATCAAAGTCTAACATCATAGTAACACCACTTTCAATAGTTCCTTTTTTAATTGGTTCAATATTCAATCCTTTGTGCCTTAAATCAACTATCAATCTATCCTCTGCGGAATCAGCTATAATAAGTTTGTTTGTCGCTACGTTTGAACATATAACTGCGAGTTGTTCCATTCTTAAACCATTTTGATATAAATGCTCTTTAACGTAAATCTTTTTATGGTCTTTGTCTATTGCTACTTCAATAAGTGTATCCGGATCAATGCTAAAACCAAAGTCCAAACCAAAAGAAGTTGGTAATTCATTCGGATTGAATTTTCCGTAACTCCAATTATTAAACACAACACCTTCGGCTTTATCTAACCAACCGCCCAATATTTGATGTTCATACTTTTGCTTACGTCTTGCCTTCATATCTTCAATTTGAAGTATAAAAGATTCAGAAAGGTTTTCGTAGTTATCTAAATAAGTAGTGTGAATGTAAGTAGTATCTTTTTTAATTATATTACTTCCCTCTTTTACTCCTTTAGATTCAAAGAAACGTTTATATATGAAATGCTCTTTTGTAGCAGGGTTAAGTACAAGAATTACTCTATTTTGTATTCCTTTTGCACGTATTGAAAAGTCTATTTTGTCAAATGTATCTTCGTCGGTAAGTTCTTCGGCTTCATCTAATACCCACGTTGTAACTCCTGCAAGTGATTTTAAATTTGCAGTTTGTGTTCCGCTACTTGTTTTAATACCTTTAAATAAGATTTTAGAGCCTGTTCTTTTATTTATGATTTCGTCTTTAGTAATATAAAAATCGTGGCTTAAATCAGCTGTTTCAATCTTGTCTATAAATTCAGGAATAATAGAAACGTGTGCAGAAGTCAAAGTATAACGTGTAAATAAAATAACGTGTCCTACTTCGTATGTAAGCAATAGCAAAAAGGAGTTTAGAGAATATGATTTTGAACTACCACGACCACCTGTACAAACAAAATACCTTGAGTCTGAACCCAAGGCATTCCATTTTTTATTTAAAGTTATCTTATTAAGCATATATAAATTATATAATAAAATATAATACCAAGAATAAATCCAACTATCGGATTGTTTTCAAAGTTATTCTTTTCCAATTTTAAAAATATCTTTTATATTAAAATCGTTTATGTTATGCGTATTTTCAATAGTTTCTTTTGGTTTACCGCAACCATATTCAATAAGCAATTTAGCTGCTGCAATTCTATCACGTGAATTTTCATCACTATTAATCATAATTGAAGCTAAAACTGCAAATGAATTTTCTACGTGTGGACTTGCTAAATCAACGCCTTTCAATTCGTTTTTAAGTGAAGGTCTACCAGCTTTTCCTGCTGTACTATGTCCACCGTTGTTTTTTCTATTATCCATAATTAATTCATATTTATTAATTCTGCGGATTCTATTATTTTACCTGTTTTACTATCTATCATTTCTAAAAGAAGTAATATAGTATATTTATTATAATAATATGAATATGCTATTTTGTTTCTGTATATTCCCATAATTCAACATTAATTATTAAATTTTCTTTAAAATTATAGTATTCTATTTTTGTCATTATCCCGTTAGAATATTCGCACTCATAGTACAAACGACCTTCTGAAGGATTATCTATTAATTTTACTGATTTTAAATAATATTTGTTTTTCATAATTAATATAAATTAATTAGTTAATTGCTTAATATAATCTTGTATGTAAGTTTCTTCTATAATATATTTATTTTCTAAAGTATCGTAAACGTGAAATAAATCTTCTTTTATATCTTTTAAAATACCTTCTAATAATAATAAATTATCTATATCAGAAACAAAGTCTTGCATACCACCTGAAGGGTAATAATTATTATAAGCAAAAATTAAATATCTTTTCATAATTAATTAATTTGCGTAGTATAAACTTTCTCTATTTCGTTTATCATATCTCTCCAACAACTACCGCAAGTTGAACCTTTATAAGGAGTATTGAAAATCCTTTCGTAAATTATTTTTAACTGCTCTTGCATTTTAATTGTTAGTTGATTTGGTTTGTTTGGTAAAAACTCCTGTAACCAAATTAAATCAGTTTCGTTTATGCAACTTACTTTTTTGTAAGTCCATAATTTGTTAAGTGCTTCTTTACGTTCATCACATCCGCAGTCAACTCCAGTTACTTCTGAAATTTTATCTACAACTGCTTTAATTCCTGTTGCTGTTGTGATTTGTTCTATTGTGTCGCCAAGTCCTTTTGGCTTTCTCCCTCTTGCCATATATTTTTTATTTTAAATTGTTATAATCTTCTTGGAATAATTCTCTTAATTTTTTCTTATGTGCTTTTAGTGAATGAAATATACTCACAAAACTTATACCAGTTTCTTTTGCTAATTTACGCATAGATATATCGTTATCTCTATAAATTGTAAATAGCTTTTTATCGTACATATCCCAACTATTTACTTCCGCTTCGCATTTGGTTCTAAACTTATACCATTCAATTTCGTAATCTTCATCAAAGTTATCTTCTATTGGTATGTCAATTGGACCTTCTGTTACAAATTTATTATAAAAAGTTTGTAGATATACTGATCTAATTACAATAAATAAATAACCTTTGTTTAGTTTACCATTTGTAAAACATTTTTCTTCGCTTGAATATTGATGTAATTTTAAATAAGTTTCTGAAACTATATCCTCACAATAAGACTTATCAAATATCTTTGCGTATTCGATAAGTTGTTTATGATGTTGAAATAGTTTCTCTAACATTTTTTAAAATAAATCAGGAATAGCCAAACCTGAATTAATAACCTTAAATATAAGCCATTGTAAGAACGTTGCTATTTTTTACAAATTTACTAATTTATTTAATACCGAAGTAAATATAATCTAATTTTTTAATAATTTCTTTTAATCGTGTTGGATTTTCTTTTGATACATAAAGTTTATTTTTCTCTATTTCCAATTCTTGAAAGGATTGCGTTTTTAAATTCTTCTTCATTTCTTA